GGCGTGAGATATTGGGGATCGCAGCATGAAATACATCGGCTGGTTTGTCGTATTAATTTGGCTGACCGGAGCAGTTGGCCTGATTGATGTCAGTGTGTGCATTCGGGCGTTTGGCAAGTGCCCGCAAACAACATCGGCGCAGAAATGAAAAAAAACACCATCGCACGCCGTGCTGCCATGCGTCTCCACATGGCTGATTGCCCCTACAAAAGCGCATTTGGCAGAGCACTTTGGAGGGCGTTGTTTTGACCACATCCGCTGTCCCATTCGACATCCCGAACACCGCCCCCAAGGCGGTGCCGGGGGCGGTGCTGCTGCCGTACCAGCAACGCTGGGTGTCGGATACATCACAAGTCAAAATCGTCGAGAAGTCGCGCCGCATCGGCATCAGCTACGCCGAGGCGGCAGACGATGTGTTGTGGGCTGCCGAGGAAGCGGGGGCCAACGTCTACTACATTTCATACTCAAAAGAAATGACCCAGAGCTTCATTCAGGACTGTGCGATGTGGGCCAAGGCCTTCAACCGCGCAGCCAGCGAAATTGAAGAATCGGTGCTGCAAGAAGAGGACAAGCAAATCCTCACGTACACCATCAAATTCGACAGCGGCCACATCATCCAGACATTCACGAGCAGCCCGCGCAACTTGCGCTCCAAGGGCCGCCCAGGCGAGCGGCTGGTGGTGGATGAGGCTGCGTTCCTGGACGACATCAAAGCGGTACTCAAGGCTGCCATGGCCATGACGATGTGGGGCGGCAAGATTCGCATCATCAGCACGCACAACGGCGAAGAGAACCCGTTTAACGAACTGGTCAACGACGTGCGCTCTCGCCGCTATCGCTACAGCCTGCACCGCATCGACCTGGACGCCGCCCTGCGCGACGGCCTGTACCAGCGCATCTGCGCAGTCACCGGGCAGCGGTGGACGCAAGAGGGCGAGGTCCTATGGCGCGAGGATTTGGTCAACAACTATCGCCCAAATGAAGACGAAGAATTATTTTGTATCCCATCCCGAGGCGGCGGTGCATGGCTCTCGCGCGCGCTGATCGAGTCGCGCATGTCGGCCGACACGCCGGTGCTTCGCTGGGATTGCAAGCCCGGTTTTGAGCTGCTGCCAGACCACATCCGAAAGGCCGAAGCGAATGACTGGCTGAAGGCACAAATGTTACCCCTGCTCGAAAAATTACCGGGCACCGCCATCAGTTTTGACGGCGAAGATTTCGGCCGCTCCGGTGACCTCAGCGTGCACGTACCGCTGTTGCAACATCAGAACCTGGTGCGCCAGGTGCCGTTTGTCGTAGAGCTGCGCAATGTGCCGTTTCGCCAGCAAGAGCAAATCGCTTTTTACCTACTCGACCGCCTGCCACGCTTTATGGGCGGCGCATTTGACGCCCGTGGCAATGGCCAGTTTTTGGCCGAGGTGGCTATGCAGCGCTATGGCGCCAGCCGCATCCAGCAAGTCATGTTGACCGAAAATTGGTACCGCGAGCACATGCCGCCGGTCAAGGCGGCACTCGAAGACGGCACGCTCAATAGCCTGCCCAAAGATGCCGACATTTTGGCCGACTTGCGCGCGGTGCAAGTGGTGCGCGGCGTGCCCCGCATACCCGACACGCGCAGCACAGGTGAGGACAAAGGCAAGCGCCATGGCGACGCCGCCGTGGCCGTGGCACTGGCCTACTTTGCTAGCCGCGAAATCAACCTTGGCCCGGTGAAGGCGACGACACGCGAAAGAAAAATGTCTGAGCACATCGGCGGCATCAACCTCAATGGGTACTGACACCATGGCAACACGCAAGCTTTTATCAAACCACCTGGCCACCCGCGCTAACAGCCTCGACTTTTATGCGCTGGGCATGCTGCTGCCCAACCCCGACACCATACTGAGGTCGCAGGGCAAGAACATCACTACCTATCGTGACATGCAGGTCGATGCGCTGATTGGCAGCTGCATCACGCGGCGCAAAGCCAGCGTGCAGGCGCTCGAATTTGGCCTGGACCGTGGCCAGGCCAGCAGTCGCCATGGCAAAGCGGTGCAAGCCATGCTGGACGCGTTGCCGCTGACCACGATCATCGAGCAAATGCAGGACGCGGTTTTGTATGGCTACCAGCCCATGGAAGTCATCTGGGGCCAGTCTGGCGGCCTTTTTGTGCCGGTGGATGTGCAAGCCAAGCCGCCCGAGTGGTTTTGCTTTGACACCGCCAACATGCTGCGCTTCAAGAGCCGCACAAATCCACTTTTCGGCGACGAAGACCCTGGCAAAAAATACCTGCTGCCACGGCAAAGCCCAAGCTACCAAAACCCCTATGGCATTGCCGCTTTGAGCATGTGCTACTGGCCGCTGGTATTCAAAAAAGGCGGGTTGAAATTCTGGCTGGCATTTACCGAGAAATTTGGCAGCGCGTTCAGTGTGGGCAAACTCCCCCGCAGCGCCACCGACGCCGAGCGCGCCGCGCTGCTCGACAGCCTGGAGGCATTGATTCAGGACGGCGTAGCCACGATCCCCGACGATGGCAGCATCGAGCTCGTCGAGATGGCCGGCAAAAGCGCCAGCGCCGACTTGTATTCACAACTGGTTGAGTTTTGCAGCGCCGAAATTACCATTGCGCTTTTGGGACAAAACCAAACAACTCAGGCCAGCGCCAACTTAGCCAGCGCCACCGCAGGTATGGAGGTGACAAAAGACCTGCGCGACGCCGACGCGCGCCTCATTGCCAGCAGCATCAACCAGCTCATCAAGTGGGTCTGCGAGCTTAATTTTGGCGACGTGCCAACGCCTGTTTTTTCTTTTTGGGATCAAAAAGAGCAGGACGAACTACAGGCCACCCGCGACAAAAGCAACTACGACGCCGGCGCCCGTTTTACCAATGCCTACTGGATGCGCGGCTACGGCTATCAGGATGGCGACTTGCAGCCCGAGCCTGTCGCCCCCGCAGTATTGGGGTCGGATCCCAATAGCCGAAGGCTTTTGGGCTCTGACCCCAATACTGCCGCCTTCGCCGACCAACCCCCATCCGAGCCCGACGAAATCGATGCCCTGATCGACGCCGAACTGGCCCAATGGCAGCCCGCCATGGCGCCCATGGTGGACCCGATCCGCAAGCTGTTGGCCGACGCCGCCGCGCGCGGGCAAACAGCCGCCGAACTGCTGGCGCGCCTGCCCGATCTGCTGGCGCAGCTCGATGCCGATCCGCTGGCGGACTCACTGACCCGCGCCGCCTTCACCGCGCGCCTGGCCGCCGACGCCGGGCTGGATGATCCAAGTGCCACAGTCGCCAAAACAGCAAACGACTCGGGCAGCTCAAATGTGTAAGTGTTACTTAAAAGGAGTTTGTGATGTCTGCATTTATTGATGTTTTAAGCGGCGATCAAAAAATACGCCCCCAAGCGGTCGTGCTGCTCGACCCCGCTACCGGAGGAGCCCCCGACAGATTCGGGGTGGAACCACTCGGATCACCAGGCACGGCTAGGGCTGTCACCGTGACCGTAGCCAGCACCAACACGGCGCTGACCACCACCTGTCGGCGCGTCAGCATCAAAGCGCGATCTTGCGACATGCGCTATGAGATCGGCGCGGTAGCCCAGACAGCTGTCGCCACGACAAGCCACTTCATTGAGGCCGGCGAGCGTCTGGATATTGCCGTGCCTTTGAACGCCAACATTGCTGTGATCCGCGACAGCGCAGCCACTGCGAACGGCGTCCTGTGCATTACTGAGTTGGTGTAATTATGCGACTTAGCGCGACGCGACTAACGACCCTCGCTGCGGTCGGCAACCTGACCCTGGCCCAGCGAATCCGTCAGCTATTCGCAGCAGGCGAACAAGGCGTCTGGTACGACCCCAGTGACCTTACTACCCTCTTCCAAGATTCTGCTGGCACAGTTCCTGTCACTGCTGTTGAGCAGCCAGTCGGGAAGATGCTGGATAAGTCAGGGCGCGGTAATCATGCTACGCAAGCTACTTCTACTAAGCGCCCGGTACTATCCGCAAAGGTAAATCTACTGACTGGCTCCGCTGCTCTTGCTACGCAGAGTGTAACTACCGCAGCGATCCCGTACACCCTGAAACATACGGGCACAGGCACCATCACGCTATCTGGCACATCTACGGCAGGCCCGCTAGTAGGTCCCGGTACGCTGACCTTTACCCCTACCGCAGGAACGCTAACGCTGACTGTGACTGGTTCTGTGACAGAAGCACAACTTGAAACTGGCTCGGTTGCTACGCGATATCAGTGGGTTAATACTGTCGCGGACTATGATACTGTTGGGTTTAATAAGTATCTTAAGTTTGACGGCGTGGATGATATCCTATTGGCTAGTTTGGCTTTTAGTCAACATCCACATATGATAGTGACCGGTATCAGACCTTATGGTTTCGGTGATATTGTAGGTACTGGCGATGTTGTAGCGGGTCATGCACTGTTAACGACTCTCCCCCCTGGACGTGTGCGCGCCCATGTATGGACTTCTACTGTTGCTACAGTAGATAGTTCTAATACTATTGGATATGGTTTAAACCGTGTCTCTTCTCAGGTATTTACTAGTGACACTCTCTCCGCTAGACTTAATGGGGTGTCTACTACGATAGCTAGTACCGGTGTTCCTAGTGCAACTGAATCTGGTACGTTAATCATCGGCTCTCGTAATGACGCACGCGACTGGTTCAACGGCAACATCTACAGCCTAATAATCCGCGGCGTTCAAAGCACTGATGCACAAATCATCAATGCGGAAACCTACGTTAACAGCAAGACAGGAGCCTATTAATGATCGTAACCTACATCATCCCGGCAGGTAATCTCAATGCGGTTCGTGCAAAACTACAGCAAGGTTCCGACGACACTACCAAGAACTTAAAGGGCATCCTCGGTATGTTTGAAGTACCACTTAGCGCAACAGGCTCCGGCAACGCTACCCATTACTGCTCAAGTGGAGTACTCAGTACAGAGGAGCAAGCCTGGCTTGAGAGCAATCTCCCGCAGTCCATCCACATCTACAAGGGTACGCGTACAGTAACAGTCGCAGGTGTATCTACACAGCTTGAATGGACACCTTGGGCCGCTTTCGAGGACAAGGGATTGAGCATGATTACGGCTGAGCTATGACCACTAAAGCTTTAGGAAAATCCTGATGCCAACCTCCGCCGCCGACTTCGCCGCCTTGCGAAAGCTCACGCCCGCCGAGGCCGTGGCCTGGCTGATTGCCCGCTCAAAGCTGACCAAAAGCTACGCTTGGCAAGATGTCTGGCAGGCCGAGCACAGCACCCAATTCACCGTCAGCCGCTTGGCGCGGCTTGACCTGTTGCAAGCGCTGCACGATGGCATCACAAAATCAGTCGCGGGCGACCTGAGCCGCGCCGACTGGATGCGCGACGCCGAGCAGCTGCTGGCAGACGCCGGCTGGTGGGGCGTCAAAGCCGTGACCGACCCGGCCACCGACAAAATTGTGCTCACCAGATTCGACCCCGCGCGCCTCAAGCTCATCTACGACGTCAACACCCGCCAGGCCTACGCCACCGGCCTGTGGGAGCGCGTCGAGCGCAGCAAAAAAACGCTGCCCTACCTGCGCTACATCAC